GATGTCTAGGATGATGTACTTGTCATCCTGTTCGTCATATAGAACAATGTCAATATATCCTTTAAAGAAAACATTGTGAGCTATTTGATGCACTAATGGAATTTCTACTCCAACCAGCTTATAGTGCTTGGTTCCAAAGTAATTAGAGCGTTTCTTACGAACGTACTCTAAAATCTCGACCCCATCATTATGAAACTCAGAAAGCTCCTCAGAGGTAGAAAAATGTTTTCCATACTTTTCTTTTTCTTGAGCATAGATTGTAAAGATCTTTTCTTGTAATAATTGCTTGAAGTCCATTTCATTTGACTTCTTCACAGTTCCTTCATATAACTCTGTCAACCATTCTTGCACCACTTCATGTACTGCTGTACCAAAAACTGTGTGGATGGAAGGTTTATACTCTTGCAATCCCTTAACATATTTCAAAGCCCATTGGTGCGGACAAGTGTTATATGCTAGAGTTTGGCTATACGAAATTGATTTACTGGTGTTGTAATCTATAACTGGGTTGCAAAAATCTCTTATAAGGCTTACTTGTTTAAGAATTTTTTTTGCCATCTTTTAGGTTTTTAATTTCTCTTTTTAAATACCATAGAGCTTTTTCAAGTTCCTGGATTGTTTCATCTTTCTTTCCAGCTCTTGAAATATACTTGACAGTGTTTCCTAAACAGAATCCTAAGTCCCAAGCTTCTATAACTTTAATTGCTTCGTAGGGATTATCCTTTCCTCCGTAATGGTTTGGGTGATTTACTAATTCTTTCTTTGGTTTGTCTTCATCAATAGTAAAGATTCCTTCTCTATCATTCATAATAACTAATTTATATAACTATAATATAATAAAAAAGGCCTGCGAAAGCAAGCCTGGTTTAAAAAAATTTAAAAGTAATTTCTACTTCAATAGAAGGTACACCGACGAGAAGATCCCCAAACCCGTAGTTACTTTCCAAAATAGAGAACTTCTTCTTTTACTCTTTACTTCTTTAGTTAGATCGTCTGTAAGCTTTTCGTATTGTTGGATCTGTAAATCTTTTTGCTGGATCATGAATTGAGTGTTTGTATCTTTTTCTTCATACAATTCAAGCATAGCTGTTTTAACTTTACTTACATCTTCAAGCTTGTCTATTTTTGAGTATAGTAATTTTATCTCTTCAACACATCCATCATAGCGTAATAAGTCTTTTGCCACTTGTCTGGCTACTGGTGTTGGTAAGCATACTTGAGTAGTATCAGTCTTTACTACCGTTAAGGCCTTTGTTGTATCTGTTTGTGAAAAAGTATTCCAGCTCAGGGTTAGAAAACTTATTAATAGAATTAGTTTTTTCATTTGTTCTTTCTTTTACTATTGTTATTGTTTTGTCAATGTGATGAATATCGTTATTAATTGTTACAACTTTCTGTTTTACTGAATCAATCTTATGTACGATTTTAGTATCGACAGCCTTAGCTGAATCTACTTTGGTTTGTATATTCTCAATATTCTGCTTGTAACCTTTTATGTCTGTTTTAATTCCGTTAGTAGTAAAAATTAAGTAAACAAGCAAAGCTGCAACTACATACAGAATTATATTATTATTGTTATTCTTTAACATCTCTTTCTCCTTTATGTTTGTCTAGTTTATCTAATATCTGAGTAAGTAATTCATTCTTAACTATACCTACCATTGATGCATTCTTTAGTATTGATATTAATTGGAATACCATAAATGGTGCTATGATTGTCTCACTTAGCCAACTTGTTCCTGAAAATCCTTTTTCAATTGAAAGAATACAAGCCAACATTACCATCCAAAATCCAAATGTCTTTAGTACCTTTAGTGCTTTAAATGTTTGAAATCCTTCTCTTTTCATTCCTGCCCACACCCCGAAGAATCCATCAACAAAGATAATCAATCCTACTGCTAGGAATTGTTCGATGTTATCTGCTGTTAGATTAAAGAAATAAGTACCTACAAAGGCTAGTAGTGTTGACATTGATAGTGTAATAATTAATCCTGTTTTCATAGCAACTTAATTTACATCTCTTAGTGAATCTCCTCCCATAGTAGCTCCTGTTGAACAACTACCTTTTGTATCTCCTCTTTTACAAGCCTTACCTACTTCTAATCCATCTGGTTGAGCATCAGGTTTTTTAGCATTCTTTACTAAATACTTTGAATACTCAGCTGTAGTCATTCCTCTGTTAGCTGCTGCTTTAGCAAAATCAGCTTCTCTTCTATTTGTAGCATCTGTACTTATAGAATCTTTGTATTGTTTAAATCTTTCAAATCCTCCTTGCTTAATTAACTCTGCTTTCTTGGCTGCTTTCTGAGCTTGTGTCATTTGTTGCCAAGTTATTGGATTTGAAGCTTGAGTAGTTTTAGGAGCTTCTTGACCCTGTGCACCTAATGTACCTAATGTCATTGCTGCACCTGCTGCTAATCCTTTCCAGTTTACTTCATCTACTTCTTCTTCTGATAGAAGTTTAGAATTGGTAGTTAACTTATTTTCAATTAGAAAGCTTCTTAAGTCAAAATTCTCCATAACAAATTTATTTTACGTATTCGTAATACTTTTTAGTTTTTTGATTTCTATCTTCTAATCCATGAGTACCACCATTAATTCTTTTTGTAAGAGCTAAGATAGCTGCATCATTGATTCCTTGATCACAAATTGACCATAATTTATTTTTATCGAAGAAGAACATTGCTGATTCAAAAGAGTAAGTAGTTGCTACTAAGTCCGGAGTAGTCATGATCTCTGGCTTTTGTAAGTATTGGGCAAATGCTGTATAATTATCTTTACCTGTTAATTGTAAAGCTCCTCTTCCTCTAAATTTGAATCCATCTCCAGATTTTTCATCTCCATTACCCATTCTTGAAGCATAAACTCTATTTGCAATCTTTTCAGGATTTCTTGAGTAAGATTCTTCTAAAGTACCTGGAAAGTATTTTCCAAAGATCTTTTGAAGACCGTCTGCTGAATAGTTTAAATTTTCTGTAAATAATTTGAAACCTCCTGTTTCGTGTGCTGTTTGAGCAAAGAAATGTGCTGCTCTGACTGGAGTTAATTTATAAAACTCCATTGCTTTTTTCATTGTACCTGGACCAAAAACACCATCTGCTGTTACTCCTATCTTTTCTTGTAAACTCTTTAAACTCATAATTTAATTTTTATTTCTGTTACTGTCTTCGTTTTGACTTCCTTTTGTTCCAAAGTAATATGAAAATATCATAAGTACTAAGGTTTTTATTAAATCGAATAGTTGGTCATTCTGCTCGTCTGATATCAACTCAACTTTCCAGGCAATGATCTTATCTACTATAAATAGGGCAACTAATGCTGTAAATATAAGAAGGATAAATTTTACTAAAATCTCTTGAGTAGCATTAGCAAACATCCGGTGTACAGAGTATACTGCACCACATATTACCCCTAATCCTAGTACTATTCCTAGTACCATTATCCACCCTCCTTCACTAAACATATTATACCTAGTTTAATTAGTTTTTTCTTGTGTGGCATATTTAATACCCATGATTGTACCTACTATTGAAAATGCATTTGTCAATAAAACACTAAACATATTTGACCAAGTTGAGCCAATAATTTGCGTGTCCTTACCTGTAAGCATCGCCAACCAATATAACACAGTTGTTACAATACCAACTCCTACTATAACTGCTAAAGCACATTTAACAATTATTTTTATTAACTCATTTTGACTCTTTTTTAATACTACATCTAAATCATTTAAAGCAGTATCCTTTTCTAATTCTATTGAATTTTTAAGTTTTTCAGAGTTTTCCAATTCAATTGTTAAATTCTCTGTAAGTTCATCTATTTTCTTTTTACTATTTACAGCTTCAGTAACATCAGTAGCGATTTTAACTACATCAGTAATACTTCCTTTACTATCAAGTACAGGATTATAAGTTGCTTGTAAATACACAATAGAGTTATCTACTTTTCTTCTTTCAAATATTCCATCAAAGAATGTACCTTTTCTTAAATTTTCCCAAAATTTAGCATATTCATCAGACTTTGAATATTCATAGCTTACAAAAATACTATGATGTTTTCCAATGACTTTATCTTTTTCATTGGATTTATACCCCATAGTTTCTAAAAATATAGGATTTGCATCTGTTATAAACCCATCAGTATTAAAACTAATAAGAGCTGTACTTTTATTGATAGCATCTATCTGTTTTTTACTACTAACAATAGCACTAATGTCAGTAGCAATTTTCATTATTTTAGTAATCTTACCACTATCATCAAAAATAGGATTGTAAGTTGCTTGGAGATTAATAAGGCTTCTATCTTTTCTTCTTCTTTCAAATTCTCCCTGATAGTACTTACCACTCCTTAGTATATCCCAAAATTTTTCGTATTCGAGTGATCTTGCATACTCCTCACATACAAAAGTGCTGTGGTGCTTACCTATAAGTTCTTCATGGTTGCCTGCACCATACCCCATCGCTTCCAAGAAAATGTCATTAACTCCTAGTATAATACCACTAAGGTCAAAGTAGATGATAGCATTACTTCTATTAATAGCCTCAAGTCTACTTAATAACTCTTCTTTCGATAAGTTTTTCATCTTACTCGTTACTAGACTTATTTCCTCCTCTAAAACCAGCAAACTTTTCAATTACATCAGGTAGAAAACTACCTAATGTGATGTACATAAATGAATCAAAGATGTATTCATTTAACTTTAATTCTTTACCTAGATACCCTGTAACTAGATCAACTATAATGGCTAACACCATTACTGCAAACGATAAAAAACCAATGATAACTTTTTCGTTATAATCATTTGATTTTTTGAAAATACTAAAAAATCCCATACGTAAATTATTTAATTAAGTTAATAAATGATAACCAATTATATAACGTATTATTATGGTAACTCTTTAGTATAAATAGTACAAAAAAAGAGACACGAGGTCTCTTTTCTATACTGTTTATTTAATGTTTAACCTAAGTCTTTCAGCTCCTTAGGAAGGAATTCAGCATTGACATGGCCACAGGCCTTGCACGCAAATACCGGAATAGGCATATAGGATGTTTGTCCTGTTCCTGTTAAAAGGCCTGATGCCTTTCTCATTATTAACCCCTCTTCAAATACATTGTGATCACATCTTTCGCATTCTACTGGCATGGTTTGATCTAAGGTCAAATTAATTCTTGGTTGATCCATTTGTTTGTTTATTTATTGCATAATTCATCTACCTTGACAATATCTGCCGCTATTTGAAATACCGTACCTGGTGTTAGGTGAGGTCCTTCCTGAGATATCTTTACTACTTGTTTCAATAAAGCACCTCTTAGTTTTGCTTTCTTAGATGCTTGTAATATCTCAACTATACTCTTAACACTTCTTTGGTGTTCGGATTGAAGAGATGAAGTCTCTTTCTCCACTAGCTCATAATATTTGGCAATTGAATCTGACATTTTTATTTCTTTTTAGGGTAGTACTTTCTTTTTTTCTTTACTGGCTTATCAATTGGAAATTCTGCTTTACTTTCCTTTGGTACAAATTCTGCTTCCACTACTTCAAGTTCTGGTGCTGGTTTTGCTTTAACTTTCTTGGCTACTACCGGTCTTAAATCCTTATTGTACAATTCCTCTGCAAGTTTGATGTTGTCTAATTCCTCTTTTGTGTAAGGAGTTACTGTTGGTAGTTCATCGTCTTTGTCAAGGGTGTGTGTTAGGTAGGCTGCAATTGCTATTAATGCTACTAAAATTACTACTGCTGTTATCATATATTTTTAAATTTGCGCGTGACACCTTCGGTGAGGAGGTTTTAACGCCCCCTCCCCTCTCGGTCCTTACTTGGTTTTACTTTCCTCTGTTGAGGCCTTTCTATACTCTGTAATAAATTTTTTAACTTCTCCAATTGCTTTTCTTGCATTGGCTTGTGACTTTTTAGTTGTTCCGTTATGCTGTGTAGCAAATTCTTGATACAACCCGTCAATCTTTTCGAATAACTCTTGTTTGTTCATTTTTATTTATTTATAATTAATATTACATGAACTGAGAAGGATCTATTCCTGCTGCTGGTTCATCTTTCTTTTTTACTTGTGTGATTACACATTCTGTTATTAGCATTGTTCCTGCAACTGATGCTGCATTCTCTAAAGCTAGTCTTGTTACTTTAGTTGGATCAATAATTCCTTCTTTAAGCATATCAACATACTCTCCTACTCTTGGATTAAATCCAACCCATTTATCTCCACTCTCTAAATACTCTTCTCTTTCTTCGATAGTTTCTTGAGATTCTCCTGCATTTAAAAGTATTTGTTCAAATGGCTTTCTGATTGCTCTCATTATAATATCAAATCCTTTTTCTTGATCTGGATGTGTTGGTAGTAATGGATTTTCTCTTAAGTGATAAGCTGCATTTAATAATGCTATTCCTCCTCCAGGTAGTATACCTTCTTGAAGTGCCGCTTTAGTTGCATGAAGAGCATCATCTACTCTATCTTTTTTCTCTCTCATTTCAACTTCAGTATGACCTCCAACATGAATGATTGCTACTCCTCCAATGATTTTTGCTAATCTATCTTGTAAGATTTCTTTTTCGTAAGGTGAAACTGTATTTTCAATTTGAG